ACTCCATCTACTGTAACAGTTAGACCTTCAGCAACATGTCGTCCTGCAGGCTCTGTATTTTTAATATACCACCAACATGCTTTACCGCCAAGAGTAGTTCCTGCAATAGTTGCAGCATTTAAATCTTGGTAGCTAGTAGTGCACTTTAAACTAGTTAAACTTTGGTCGTTATCACCAGTTATAATTGCAGTGCTAGATGACATGCTTACACCTTGATTACCTTCAGGAGCTGACATTCTTAACGGATAGTTAGGATTAAATCTTACTGGATCAGTATCTATTTGAATTCTATTATGCATCTTTTTGAAGTAGCATGTACTCTATAATTGGGGTTGAGGTACCAATAACTTCTAAGTCTACACTTTGCATATCTGAAATTGGAATAAACAATTGACCAAAAGGAGGTAAAGTTGCAAACCAATCTCCAGAGGCAGAGTCTGTGTCGTGAGCAGCTCTTAGTCCTACTTTAACATAGTTGTATTGATTAGAAGTTGATGTGCTAGTATTAAACAAATATAAATAAGCTCTGTCATTTTCACCAGCTAAAGCCGCTAAAGCTAAGTTATCTTTAGTCCCTTCTCCTGTTAATCTCATAGAACCAGTTTGCATAACCTTACCATTGTAAGGACAATCAATAGTAGTTCTTTTTCTTAAAGGAGTGTCTCCGCCAAAAACAGCATCTTCACCCTCACTCGTTAAAGTAAGTGTAGCTCTAAAATTTTTATTACCATTCCAGTTAGCGTAACTCATAAGATTAGTCTACTTCTAATAATAAAAATTCTACTCGTGGAGTATTTGCTGAAGATTTTACTTGAATTTTTGTGTTATCTGCAGAAGGATAGAATAAAAACTCCCCTGGAGATAATCTTGCAAATATCTGATCTCCATCGTCTGCAAAGATTAAATCATCTGTTGCATCTGTGTTTTTAGCATATACATATGCTTTTTTACCACCTTGAGTAGATCCTGATAAAGCTTCAACATTAATATCTGCGTATGAAGTGCTAGTTACCATTGTAGTTAAACCTTGTCGATTATCACCATCTATAGTAAGAGCATCTGATACAGTTTTTGATAAGTTAACTGTGTTTAATAAATCTGAGCTTGAAATGCTAAAATTTACATTTAAAGTTGCGTTTGCCATGTCTATATTATTTTAAAATTATGCTTTTTCCATTAGTACGTATTCTACTACAGGGTTACCTGCAGCAGCCTCTACATCTACATCTTGCATGTCTGAGATAGGAATAAATAAAAATTCTCCTGGTCCTAAAACTGAAAACCAGTCACCACTAGCTGAGTCTGAACCGTGAGTTGCGCATAATGATACTTTAACATATTCGCCTGTAGTTGCGCTTAGATTGTGTAAAAATAAGTATGCTAAATCGTTTGTTCCGTCTAATGCCTTTAAGGCTATATTGTCTTTTGTTCCTGACCCACTAGTTTTAAGTCTACCGATCAGTTGTTGATCTCCTGCAGGAGCTAATACATCTGTCTCTGTAAAGCTTATTGATTGTTTCTCAAATAAGTTTGTGCTAGACAAAGAGAGAGTTACATTTACTGTTGCCATATTAATATATTTTTTAAAATTCGCGAATTAAAGGACAAAAATATAAATTTTAACAATTCTTGCAAATAATAATCTGCGAAATTAGATTTTTAGTTTTTTCGTTTATAGCTAAAACGGTTTTCTCTTTCTAGAGAATAAAGATTTATCCCAGAAAGATTGATCATATATTGTTTTAACTTTTCTATCTTTTTCTACTTTAATTTTTTTAACTTCTTCTAAATGATATATAACCATCATAAGAGACATAACCCTATCAAAGTTTCCAATGTTATTGTAAGCTATTAACTCTTTTAAAAGCGCTATACTTCGTATGCGGTGTAGATTTAATAAACCTTCACTGCCATTTGGTTCTAATAACCACATTTTTATAAGCTCTTCTCCGTATATTTTTAAAGGCTTAGACATGTGCATACCTTTTTGTCTTTGCACCTTACTATTTTGCACAACATCTTTTATTATCTCTGGCTGATCTGCTAGCAGATAAGTTTCGTGTTTATGTTCAAGATATTGAAACAAACCTTTACGCTCGTTTTCGTACAAACACTTAGCATTGTAAAATTTAAGCAAACGTCTAACGTTTTCATAATACTGGTTTGCGGTATCTGGCCTACCTGTATATTCTGCTACAATACGATTTGTAAGTTTATTTAATATAAACGTAGACCCTAAAGAAGAGGTTGTAGATTCGTCATGATCATAAGGGTCAGTACCTGCAATATACATACCAAACGGTATTACACCATCCGAATCTTCATAAGGCATTTCATATATTAATACGCACCCCGCCATATCATCTGATCCTCTCAAAGGA